GAAATGGCGAAAGAACTGTATGAGAAATGGGATGAAGAAGTTGTAAAGGGCACTAAAATCAGAATAGTCAATTTTTGAGTATGAAAGTAAATAATCCACGGCATCCGCACAAATGTACTGTTTACCGAATTATAGGTGAGGATTCTTTCAGTGATGGTGAGAAGGTGATCTTGTATGAAGGTATATGCCGAAAGGAAGGTAGTACAAATTTGAGAACATTCAAAACTGATAATGTGATAAAAAGCGATTATCTGTTGAGCCTTCCCGGAATTGTTGAAGGAATATTGGCCGGTGATCTGATAGATGTCACGGACAGACAAGGCACTTTCACTCAATGTATGGTTACTGATAGCTATGCCGGAAATTTGGGAACAACTGTGTATTTCAATCTTGCAAAAAATTAACGCATGGATAACCGGAGCAATGAAGTATTGTTTGACGAAGGAATGAAAAAAGCAAAGGAACTTGTTTCAGGATATATCTTTGATGTCTTGATTAAATGTTGTGAAGACCTTATCCAAGATGCACTTGATAATAAGTCCGGCTTTCGGAATCTTACGGGTAATACAATAACCAGTTATGCGTGCGGATTATTCATGGACGGTAGATTTTCCTATTTCGTTTGTAGTGGTGATTCAATGAAACAGCCGGTGAGAGTGAAGCTGACTAAAGGTGAAACATTTGTAGGTGTCAGTTATGATAATCAGAGCAGACGTTTTACCGGAACGGTGGAAACTGATAAGGGGTATGGTGAAGCATTCTCCTTTGATTTCTTGAAAAGATATAAGTCGGAATCACGTAAAGGGTTTGAGATAGTAATGTGTACGGGTACTGAATATTCAACCTATTTGGAGAATGTGTTGAATGCAGATGTTCTGACCGGAACATTTCAAAGGGCACAAAACACATTGTTCAAGAACTTTAAACCAATGAGATAATGGGACGGATAGTTTATAGACGTATGGATATATTAAAACAAATCGCTGATGCAGTAACCGGCATTGGTGAAAAGGTTTTCATAACAGATCGTCCGGCTGCTGAACAAAAGGCGATGAAGGACTTTGTTGTTATCCGGTTGCCACAAACTATCCAAGATAAAGGAAGTACCTACCAAGACACTTACTGTCAGATAAACGTTTTTGCGCATGATCGCTCAAACGGTATTGAGAATACAGTCCGTTTGGATGAAATGCAAATGGAAGTGGTTTCAAAATTTCCAATAGTGACGGAATTGTTTTCAGCTGTAAGTCCACGATTACTTCCCGGAGGAAATGACGGACTCGGTTTTCATTCTTTAATTATACAAGCGAAGCTAATAATAAACAAATGACACAAACTTAAAAAAATACGATTATGGCAGAGATTTCTATTACTACCAAACTGGAAGAGTTAAAGGTGCTCTTTAATCAAATGAAGGAGGTTTATTATGTGTCCAAAGTCAATAGTGACCTCGCAACTTTAGCGGCTTTTGATATGGAGCTGCCGGTACTCTCTGACGGAGTTACATTTGATACCGGAGCTGCCGATGTTTCCAAGATCAAGTTGACAACCGGAGCAACTTGGACTTCTATTGCTAATGCTGGAGATTCCGATATTCAGTTTCAAGTACCTTCCGTGGCAGGAAAGATCAATGACTTGTTACTGAACAAGAAAGCGGAAACGGTGACTATGACTGCTACCATTGATGGTGAGACTTATGAAGGTGAAGGTTACAATATCGAACCGAAGAAAGTAATCGGAGGACTCTTCATGCGTAGTGAAGACCGTCAAACAGCCTTGTTCTTACCGAATGTTGAGGGGTATAGCAACTTCGTCAGCGAGCAGGATAAGCCGGGGTACTTTAATGTATCTGTTTCTCCGTTGAATGATGCTAAGGGTGCCTCTATTTACATTTTACGTAAAAAAGTGTCCAAATAAAAAACTTAGGATATAACACTTTGCAAAATTCATATCAGCGAAAAGGTGGTGAGCTACTTGATACCGGCCACCACCTTTTTTCGTATAAAACACGATAAAATATGACAAAGAAGAATGACATAACACTTCCTACACCGGAGGATGAAAGGCTATTGAATGATGTGTTGGAAGACAGTGTGGACTATGTGGAAGTCGGAGGAAAGAAATATGGTATTTCATGGCTGAAAAGAGGGACTATACGCAAATTCACCAGTACCATGCAGAAATCGGGAAATGATGATAAGATCAGTTGCCAATGTGCAGCCGCTATCATTTTGAACGGATATTGGAAGATCAAGTTCTTCTATCCTTTCTTGTGGCGATGGTTCTTTTATATCAAACAATATGGAGATCATGAGCTGATGAAGGTTATAGCCGTCGGCAAAAAAAAAATTCCAGTGGAAGACTACTTGACCGCTACCATATATCTGACCGCGATGAAGGACACGATGATGACAATGACAAAAGAGGAAGCAGAGCATATCCTTCACGAACCAGCTACGGACAAACGTGGGAAATAGGCAAGTCCTATCCGTGGCTGACAGAGCCTTTGAGAGTATTTGGGATTCCAATAAGCAAGCCCTTGTTTGGTATTTATTGGGTACTTACAAATGCACAAATTGAACTATTGGCAATGGATGTGTCTATTGTGGTTACAGATTGTGACAAGGACAACAAGGAAAAGAAGCACGATACGAAGAACTTCAAATCCCCTTCCGTAAGCGAAATAGAGGATGCTGCCAAACGCTGGAAAAATAAGTATGGCAATGGAGAAACAGCAATTAACATTAATGATTATAAGTAGCACAAACACAATAATATATGGCTGATCTCGGTAATTTATATTTTGATATACTGTTCCGTGATAAGACAGCGGAACAACGTAAAAAATTGAAAGCGGAAATCACCAAAGACTTGCAGGCAAAACTTGATGTGGGTTTTGACAAGAAGAAGTTGGTTGGTGATATGAAGACTTTGCTTCAAAGTGAGAAGTTTAAGATCAATGTGGTAGTGGATAAGGCCAGTACCACACAAGCTGTCCGTGCCGCCTTGCAAGCCGCCGGGTTGAATACAAACTTTACAGCAAGTGATTTACGCGCCGCCAAAGCCGCAGCCATTCAAACCAAAGCGGAGGCTTCTGCCGCAGCCGCACGTGAGCTTGCGCGACAAAGAGCCGCCCGTGCCGCCAAAGCGGAACTGGATTTGGCTAATGCCCGTGAGAGATCAGCCAATGCAGCAAGGCGGCACATGACAGCCACTCTCAATATGAATGGAGCAATGAACAGCCAGTTGAGTATTGTCGGACAATTAAGAAATGAATTTTTGGGGCTATACTCCATTTATGTGGCACAAAATTTCTTACGTGCAGTGGTTGATATTGGTGGTGAGTTGGAGAATCAGAAAATTGCAATGGCCTCTATCCTGCAAGATGAAGGCAAAGCTACAACCATATTCAATCAGATTAAGAAACTGGCTGTTGCTTCTCCGTTCGGGGTTATGGATTTGAATCAGTATGCCAAGCAACTTTCTGCATATTCTATACCATACAATGAATTGTATGATACCATGAAAAGGCTGGCTGATATATCAGCCGGTGTAGGTGTTGATATGGGGCGTATCATATTGGCCTTCGGTCAGATAAAGGCTGCTAAATTCTTGAAAGGAACAGAATTGCGGCAATTGACGGAAGCGAACATTCCTATGGTGGATAAACTGGCCGAGCGATTCAGTAAGTTGGAAGGCCGCATTGTCAGTGCCGGTGAAGTGCTTGATATGATCTCGAAAAAGAAAGTTACGTTTGAGGACGTAAAAGATGTTCTTTGGGAACTTACGGATGATGGTGGCATGTTTCATAACATGCAGGAAGTTCTTTCAGAATCAGTCAAATCCAAATGGAAGAACTTGGCTGATGCGATTGACATTATGCTTGGTGATATTGCGGAGTCAATGGGTAGTACATTGAAATGGACTGCCGAAAGCCTTACCACCCTTGCACAAAATTGGAAAGAAGTTGTACCGGCTATCGAAGCTGCCGTTGGAGCCTTTGGAGTATATAAGGTAGCTACATTTGGCGCAAACCGCTTGATTGGGAATGAAAGTGCGGCTCTTATAAAAAGTACGCTTGCTGCCAAGCAAAAGGCAGCAGCCAATCTTGTTGTCGCATCCAGTTATCGTACACTTACTAATGCGGAAAAAGGACTTATAGCTTCAAGTAATACTATGACAACCGCAGATTGGAAAGCGTTGGCAAGTAGTGGAGCTTTAACTAAGGAGTATGCCTTGCGGTTAATGGCACTTGGAAAATTGAAATCAGGACAAGCCGGTCATATTGTGCAGCTACTTGGTATATCTCGTGCTGAAATGTCGGCTGCACTTTCAACAAGTAAATGGCGTGTAGCCATGATCTCATTGGGTTATGGTATAAAACAAGTAGGAGTTGCATTAAAAGGTTTGCTTTTTAATCCATACATGCTTTTGTTTACTGGGCTTACTGCTATTGCTGAATTATGTTATAAGTCCGGGCAAAAGGCTGACGAGATGAACGAGCGTATTTCCGAGTTGACAACAAGAGCACAAGACGGTTTCAAGAACCTAACGAAAGAAGCTCAAAAATTTGCTGATGTTGATCCTTTTAAGGCGAATGATGCCTCACTGATTTCTTCCATTGAAGAAATGAAAACAGCATTAAAGGATTATTCCCCGGTTTGGGCAGACACTTTTAATGAAACGTTTAAGACTGATGATGAAGGAAATACAGTTAAAAGTATTGCAGAACAATATATATTGCTTCGGAATGCTTTGAATGATACAAAAGAGGCTTATAGACTGCTTAATGACATAAAAGGTGCGTCTGAACATGCCAATGAAGCGACTGACGGTTATTTTGATGACAGCTTTCTTGGTAATATCAATGACTACATCAAAGCGGAGGAACGGATAAATAAGATTATTGGTCGCATGTCAGGCAGCTATATCGAGTATTCTACCGCCATGCAGAAAGTTATAACCAAACATGATGATTTTGCTAAAGCAGCTTCGGGCAAACCGTTGAAAGAGCAGCTTTCCATTCTCAAAGAATACCCTAAAGCGTTGGCCAGCCTGAATAATGAGTTGCCTTTCACTGGAGGATATAGAGATGATATTTTTCAATTGCGGAAAGCGTGGGAAAATTCTAAGCGTATTTATATGGAAGATGTATTGCCGGATATGAAGGACTTCCTATCTGGGTACAAGTCGAGACTGGAAGCTGCCGGCTGGGATTTGGACAATTTGAGTGATGCGCAGAAAATAGCTATCGGTTTGGATATAAGTTCTTTCTTTGATACGTTCGAGAAGATGCCGAAATATATGCGAGACTTCTTTAACGAGAAGACTCTTGAAGAAGAGTTTAATATCAAGATTAATGCTGAATATACAGAAACCAGTCAAAGTTTTTCTGATTTGCAGAAAAAGTTCAATGAAGCTACAGATGGGCAATTTGAAGCCCAAATAAAGGTTTCCACAGATTCAGAGAAAATCATTGAAGGAATACAAAAAGCGTACAAGGAAGCGAAAGAGACAACAAATCAATTGAAGCCGATATTGATTAAGGCTGAAATAGATTTATCAGGTATTGGAGCTATTGACTTATCAAAGATTCCTGATTGGCAGAAGCAAATTGTATCAGATTATAAAAAGGCTTTCGACATAATGCAAGCCGGCGAGAAAGGAACCAAAGAAATCGGTTTTTCTCTCACTGATCCAAGTAAGGATAAGAGCAAAAAGGATGCCTTCGCCGAAAGATTGAAAAAACGGGTAAACTTACTAAAGGAGGCATATTCTGAATATAAGAAGTGGACTGACATTGTTGGAAAGAGAGAAGCTGCCAATAAGGTTAAAGGATCGGGTATTTTTGACCCCTTATTCAAAGGTAAAGAACCTGTGAATATTGACAATTATCGGGATGAATTGAATAAGATTCTTAACCAGCTTGACGATAAGACCGAAGAGCGTATAGAATTGAAAGTTTCTATACGGAAAGTCCTTTTTGATATTAATGCCAATGATATGAAAGAAGCTTCGGATAAGGCCGCAAAGGAACTTGAAAGGTACGTGTCTGATGTTTCAAAGAAATGGGATATATACAAGCAGCTTGTCAATGCCGGTGCAAGTAAGAAGGATGCTTCTTTATACGCTTTCGG